GTGCGGGGAGGCCCAAAACCGTGCTAGTTTTGTATAAAAACGCCGCTCGTAATAAATGCGAAAAAGGGAACTGTGCAGAAAAGAGCGGAAAACTGCGTATTTTTGCGGATATTCCGGCCCATCTGCCCCTATTATTGCCGCGAGATTTTTTCAAAAGACACGGACTCACGGGGTATGTCTATCGGTTATAATGATAACAGCCCGAATAGGCTGAGACGTGGAAACCCCCTTCCCTTGGTTTCTGCGTGGCTGATTCCCCAATATACTTTATTTTCCCAAAGAATGGAGCGCTTTTCCCGGCGCTCCATTCCCATTCCTATTAGGGGGCTAGAAGGAGGCGTACACATGGCTCGTGGAGTGCAACAATACTATCAGGGTCATAAAAGCTTATACCTTGATGCAACTGAAGTATACAAAGGGTTAGAAAAGATTGCAACTGCTATGCCGAAGATTGTGAAGGCCACCATAAGTGACGTGAGATCGAGAGGCCAAGCGTGGATATCTAAGGGAGTGAGAGAAGAGTACAATATTCCGCAATCGGACATAAAGTCAACCTTTCGCGGGACCCGTTCAAACGGAACCGTAAAGATTGGCGGTGTAGAGGTTGACAACGTCGAGTTTGTCTACAATGGTCGGTTTCTTACTCCGACACACTTTGATATGCAACCGAAGTCGAGGCCGTTTCAAAGAACTGCCTATGATGAATACGACATAACCATGAAGGTATTCCAGAAGAAGCCGCGTAAGAAGATCCACGGGAAATCTGGAAAAGGTAAGCCATTTTTGGCGCACGCCAGTAGGAAGAACCAAGAAGGCGGCAAGTCAATCGTATTCCAGAGGGTAAGAAAAGGCGGCAAGATTGTACCGAGACTTCCTATTGATCCGTTCAAGACTATCGCCGTTCCTCAGATGATCCAAGACGGGAAGGGCAATACAAAGCCGAGCGTGATAAAAGCGGTTGGCGACGGAATGGAAAAGAGATTCGATAACCATTGGAAGAGATTCTTGATTTAAGCATGGAACTGTGACCCATGAATAAAAAAGAAGAGGAAACTACAACTAAAAAACCTGAGATCGTCAAACCGAATGAACTTAGGATTCTGTTTGGGTTTGAAGGCGTCAATAGCATAAATGATCTTGTGACCAACGGGATTATAGAGCCTGTTCTTATAAAGGAACGAGGCCGTGACGTAAGGCGCTACGACAAGGACGCTTGCACAACAGAGTACATAAAGTACCTGAGAGCGAAGGCAAGCCGGAGAGAGTCCCCACATCCGATAGGAGCTGCAAACGATGAAGCGAGGAAACTGAAAGCTGACGCTGACTGGCGTGAAGCAAAAGCTGAAATCGAGAAGATGAAGCGGGACGAGTTGAACGGAAGACTCCATTCTTCCGAAGACGTAAAAGCGGTAGTCGGGCGCCTTGTTACACAGATAAGGGGAGAGCTTTTAGCGTTCCCCGGAACTTGCGCTATGGATTGCGCAACGGCAAGAACGCCTAAAGAGGTTGAAGGCATACTGAAGCGAAACGTTCTTGAAGTCCTGAAGGACTTGGAGAAATTCCAGTACAACAAGGCCGAGTACAAAAAGCGTGTTCGTGAAAGAACCGATTGGATGAACGAGAGGGGCGGGGAAGATGACGGATGAAGCGATGGCAAAGCTGAACGCAGTTATGCGTGAAGTGTGCGAAGGCTTTAAAGCCCCTGAAGGTCTGACCGTATCCGAATGGGCTGACCGATATGTTGTTTTGTCAACAGATGATTCAGCAGAGGCCGGACGTTGGAAGACAAGCCGAACGCCTTATTTAAAGGAAGTGGCTGATTCGTTTACGGATGACAGGGTAGACCAGACGGTACTTGTCGCCGGTGCTCAGATGGGGAAAACCGCCCTTCAGAGGAATATGTTGGGTTACGCCATCGACCAAGACCCCGGCCCTATTATGTACGGGCAACCTACAAAGGACCTTGTTGAGGACTTCTCAAAGAGAAGGTTAGCGCCGTTCATCCGGGATAATCCGAGGATCCGCGACAAGTTGGGCGAGAGCAAAAGCCGCGACACAAACAATACCATCCGAAGGAAAAGCTTTCCCGGAGGGATGCTTACAATGGTCGGCTCAAATGCACCTGGCGACCTTGCGAGTGTTCCGGCGAGGTATGTATTCGGTGATGAGATTGACAGGTGGGCGGCAAGCGCCGGAGGAGAAGGCGACCCGGTGAAACTGCTTACAGCCAGAACAAGCAACTTCTATAATAGGAAGATTGTTCTTGTATCGACTCCGACCACTAAGGGCGCTTCGAGAATCGAGAAGGCATATGCGCTTGGTACTCAGGAAGAGTGGGTTACGGAATGTCCGCATTGTAAGGAGTGGAGCCAGATACGGTTCGCAAACCTATCTTTCAACCATGAGTACATAGGAGACAACGGAATGGAAACCGTTCTGGTGTCTGACATAAATTGGTGTTGCCCTAATTGCGGATGCCTTATTCCAGAGGATGACGCAAGACGCCTTCCGCAGAAATGGGAAGCAAAGAATCCGAAAGCTATCGAAACAGGCGTAAGGTCCTTTTGGATAACCGGCTTCTACTCACCGTGGAAGACTTGGGAATCTGTGATAAGAGATTTTCTGACGGCAAACCGCCGGAAAGACATAGAACTCATGAAGGTAGCCGTGAACACGGGTTTTGGTGAGTTGTGGGAAGACAAGGAAAGCGAAGAGAACGCCGAAGGTCTTCTGTCGAGGCTAGAGGACTACGGAGCTGAAGTCCCGGACAATGCCTATGTTCTGACAATGGGCATGGACACTCAGGACGACCGAATGGAGTATGAGATTGTCGGTCATGGCTTCATGGGTGAGTCGTGGGGGATCGAGTATGGCAAAATCTTCGGTAAACCGTCATCCCCTGAAGTGTGGGAGAAGATAGACGAACTTCTTGAACGTCGCTTTCTGAAGAAGAACGGGAGAGCCTTGAAGATATCCCTTGCGTTCATAGATATGCAAGGACATTACAACCAAGACGTCCGCGAACAATGCGGATTAAGACGATTCAACCGATGCTTTGCTATCCGAGGGAGCAACCAAGACAGCGACCCGTATACTGATTCACCGAAACAAATGTCATTTAAGAATCCCGTGACAAAGAAGCGGGGGACTATCTGGTATTACAACATCGGTGTATCAGCGGGAAAAGAACATATCATGGCTGCACTTGCCGTTGAGGAACCGGGACCATCGTACTATCACTTCCCGAAGGATCCGAAGCGAGGGTACGACAGAACATACTTCTTGGGCCTTCTCGCTGAGAGGTTTGAGATATCGCCACAAGGAAAACCGGTATGGAAGAAGGTTTACGACAGGAATGAACCTTTAGACTGCCGGAACTATGCAAACGCGGCTTTTGAAGTCCTTAACATATCCGACAGAGATATGCTTCAGATTATGGAGAAAGAATCTTCTATAAATAATAAGAAGAAAAAGGATCAGACGCCGAAGAAGCGACCACGCATGAGAAGCATTGAAAACGTTTATGGCAAGGAGCTATAGAATGAGGCGAACAGTAATAGTCCACTATGACGCGGAGACAAAAAACGGAATACCGTACATTAAAGCCTTATACGATGGGAATTTTCGGTATAAGTCCGTTGTCACAGACCTTGACAATATGTGGGGTGCAAAGCAAACCGCTACGTCAGGTGGTCAGTACAAGTCGTACACCATAGGCGACAGGTCGGTTACGAGAAGCACGATGACACCGGATAGGGTGCTGTCATTGTGGGATAAACTTATGGCCGAGAAGGAACGGCTGGAACAGGGACGCAGTAAGAGAAGGACGCTAGGGGTGATCCCCCGCGACTGGTGATCGAATGGTTCAGTTATCTAATGGATATGGGTACGGCGAGTTTGGGGCTTCCCACACGAAGCGTGCCACAAAGGGTTTTACCGGCGTGTCCGGTTCCCCACAACAGGATATCGACTTTAACAATTACACAATGCGACAACGCGGGCGGCTGATGTACATGGGCAACCCCGTTGCGGCAAGCGCCATAAACACCCACAGAACAAATACGATAGGCGTTGGTTTAATCCCGAATCCAAGACCGGATGCGGGATTTCTTAATTTATCTGACGAACAGTTGGCCGAATGGGTGAAGAAAACCAAGCGTGAGTTTGGCTTGTGGGCAGATGACAAGAGGGCTTGTGACGCAACCGGAATGAACAACTTCTACGAGCTTCAGCAGATGCTTCTACAGTCATGGCTTATGAGCGGCGACGTATTTGTTCTGGTAATGAACCGGGACAAGACAATGAAACGCCCATATGGATTAAGACTTCGCGCCATCGAAGCAGACCGTGTGGCAACGCCTTTTGACGTCAAGAAGACGGCAAACTTCCAAATCACTACAGGAAAAAGCCCGACAACAGGAAACATGATCTATGACGGCGTGGAAGTGGACGATTACGGGATGCCTGTTGCATACCATATCAGAAACACACATCCTCTCGACTATACAAACGTCAACGCCAAGTTCCAGAGGATAGAGATTGAGGGGAAGGAAACGGGATTACCGAACATCCTTCACATCATGACAGCCCACAGGCCGGAACAGTATAGAGGCGTGAGTTATCTTGCGCCGGTCATTGTTCCGCTCCTTCAGGTAGGGAGGTACACGGAAGCTGAACTTGCGGCTGCCGTGGTCAACGCCTTCTTTACCGTGTTTATCACGTCAGAGGAGAACGGAGAGGACCCGGCTACCGAAGCATACGGCGATGATCAGGAAGAGGTTTCCGATAGCCCGTATGAATATGAAATGGGACCCGGACAGGTGAACATCTTACCGCCCGGAGAAAAACCGGAGGCGGTAAAGGCAGAACACCCGTCAGGAGGCTTCCCACAGTTTACCGATGCGGTGTGCGCACAGATAGGCGCGGCATTGGAAATTCCGAAGGATATCTTGCTGAAGCAGTTTAACGCTTCTTATTCCGCTTCCAGAGGGGCATTACTCGAAGCGTGGAAGTCATTTAAGACATACCGCCAATGGTTCGTCAACGACTTCTGCAATCCGGTTTATGAGCTTTGGATGAGTGAGGCGGTTGCTTCAGGTCGGATATACGCGCCCGGATTCTTCCAAGATCCGGCGGTTCGCGCGGCGTGGTTACAAACACAATGGATTGGTCCCGCACAGGGACAGCTTGATCCGGTCAAGGAAATCAACGCCGAGATTCTGGCTTGTCAGAACGGATTTTCAACACATGAGGATTCTGCTTTACGGATTAACGGGTCAGATTTTAACGCGAACGTTGAAAGGCTTTCTTCGGAGAAAGCCATGTTAGACAAAGCCGGCCTTTTATACGCCGGAGAAACTACGGAAGAAACGGAGGAGAGAAATGAAGGCATACAGCATACAGATGAAGGCAAGCAATGAAGCTGAAGTCAATCTGTACGGTGAAGTCGTCAAGAATGTCCCAAGGGACTATTGGACAGGCGAACCGGTACCGGGACTCTTCATTGCTTTGGATCAGTTTATCGAAGACCTTGATAGCCTGAAAACGATGAGCAAAATCACTTTCAGAATCAATTCCGTCGGTGGCGACGCTGACGCCGGAGTGACCATCTACAACAGGATCAAGGATCTTAAAGGCGAAACCGTCACAATCGTTGACGGTCTGGCCGCAAGCGCAGCTTCAATTATAGCACAGGCGGGCGACAAAAGAATCATGAACATCGGCACGCAGATGATGATTCATTGCGCCGCGACAATAAATCCGATGTACTTCAGGCTGTCAAGTGTTCTGGACTACATGAACGGGGCAGAGCTCCGGAAAGAACAGAAGGCTTGTCAGAAGGACTTCACCGAAGCAATCAAATGTGTGGAGAACGCTGATAAAGCCATTGCATCCATTTACGCTGAGAAAACAGGAGAAAGCGACGAAGAAGTGCTTAACTCCATGAAGGAAGTGAAATGGATGACCGCCGAAGAGGCAGTCGAAGAAGGATACGCGGATGAAGTCGCGGGTGCGGATAATCCGGAAGCAGAAGCCACGGAAGGCGTACAGGACAGGATAAAGGTGAACGGAATCACACACTTCCTTCGGAATATTCCAATGCCGCGAATGACAGCCATGGTTCTTCAAAAGGAAACAGCAAAGCCTGTTGATATAAATGAACAAAACAAAGCAAATAGTGAGGTGAACAAGATGGATTTAAATGAACTGAAAGAGCAGTATCCCGATCTTGTTAATCAGATTCGGGAGGACGCCTTGGCTGAAGTAAACACAGAGGCCATGGTTCAGGATGCCATTGAAAAAGACCATGAGAGGATGCGGGCCATTGACTCCATCGCAAATCAGGTCGGGGATCCTGAGATGGTGCGCAAGGCTAAATATGATGAGCCTATCAGCGCTGAACAGCTTGCTTTAAAGGCATTGCAGATGCAGGCCGAGGCGGGCAAGTCGTTCATGAATAGTCGGAATAATGAGGTTGCAAATTCCGGAGCAAGCGAGGTTGTCCCCGCGCCGGTTGATGGAACCGAGATCGACACGAAGGCAAAAGAAATTGCCGATGCGGCGGCTTTAATCGCCGGCGACGATTGGAAAAAGGAGGGTTAAAAAGATGGCATTACTTGACACATTCAAGAGCGACAATCTGATCGCAAACAACAGCCACGCTATCGTGGGTGGCACAGTAACCGTAAAATCCGGAGAAGGCAAGCTTGTACGCGGAAGCGTTTTGATGCGTGATGCGAACGGCAAGTTTGTTCTGGCTGACACAAGCGCCGGCACGGCCGAGGTGATCTTAGCGGCTGACGTTGACGCAACAAGCGCTGCCGCCGTAGCAGAAGTTTATCTGAGCGGTGAGTTCTTCGAAAACTATCTGACCGTCGCTGAAGGGTACACCCTTACCGAGGCAGACAGGCTGAGTCTTAAAAACGCCGGTATCTATCTGGTAGCCGGCATGGAAGCATAAAGGAGGGCTGAGTAATGGGATTAAATCTTTATGACACACACGCAATGCTTGCGGCTGTGGAAGTAATTCCACCCAAGGCTACGTTCCTTCGGGATCGTTATTTCAACAACACAGATATCTTCAATTCACAGGACGTGACGATTGATTTCGTTGACGAACAGGGCAACAGACTTGCACCGTTCGTTCTTCCCACCAAGGGCGGTGTGCCGGTGGCAAGAGAAGGATTCGAAACGGAGATCTTCACCCCGGCGCTTGTGGCTCCGGAAAGAGTTCTGACCGTTGAGGATCTTCTTCATCGTCAGGCGGGCGAGGCTCTGTTTTCTGGTGAACAGGCAGCTTCCCGTGAAGCAAACTACCTTCGCAGAGATATCGAGGCTCTGAATGGCCTGATTGACAATCGTGAAGAGTCTATGGCGGCCAAGGTGCTCCTGAACAACGCTTATACCATGAAACAATGGGGCGACAAGTACGGCTCCGGTGAGTACGTCGAGAGAGAAATCAAGTTCTATCAGGGAGCAAGTAACCCGGCGGTTTACACTCCGTCCGCTCCTTGGAGTACGTCCTCTAACGCTATTATCTCTGATATTGCAGCCATGGCCGAGATCAATCTGAAGAGAGGCGTGCCGATGACCGACCTTATTGTTGCCGGCGACGTTGCAGACGTGATTCTGGCTAACGATAACTTCCTGAAGCTTCTGGACAACAGAAGATATATCCTTGCCGATGAGGTACGCCCACAGGCATTAGCGAACGGCGCAACGCTTATCGCTGTGATCAACGTGAAGGGTCATATGGTCAACATCTTCTCCTACACCGCAGAGTACACGGACGAAGACGGCGTAGTAAAGGCTTACATTCCGTCTGGCAAGGTCGTAATGACCGCTCCGGGAATGGGCAAGATCGCTTATGGCTCCATCACGCAGCTTAACCCCGACACACGTTCCTTCGAGACGTTCGCCGGTAAGAGAGTGCCGAAGGTTACGGCAGACGAACACGCAAACGTGAGGACTCTGACAATGCAGAGCCGCCCGCTTGTGATGCCGAACGTACGGAACGCCGCTATCACAGCAACCGTGCTGTAAGACAAAAAGGAGGAGCATATGCTTGTTAAAGTCAATGACAAATTCCGTGGGAATTACGGACAGTACGACAAGGTACTTGCTACCGTCCATGTAAAGAGAGCGGGAGACGATCCTTTTGAGGTTGACGATGAGGTTGCCAAGGCTCAGATTGCCGCCGGTGTGCTTGTCGCCGTAGCGAAGAAGATCGAGTTACCGAAGCCGCCCGTGGAAGAGGTAAAGACTGAAAAGCCGGTAAAGAAAAACAAGCCCGCGTTCAAGGGCAAGAAAAAGGACGATGAGGAGCCGCCCGTCATCGGTGCGGCAGATCCGGAATGAGTGCCTTTCAAGAAATGGTGGCTTCGGATATCGACAACGTGTTTCTGAACTTAGATGAGTTTGGAGAAAAACACAAGATCGACCGTGCCACCATTACTTGTTGCCTTCAGGACGCAGAGCTAAATGCGGTAAATAATTTGCGGTTTATGTCAGAATCCACGCTACGGATGTACGCGAGGGAAGCAGACCTTCCGAAACGTCGTAACCCCGGTCAGACCGTCCATATAGACGGTGTAGGACATACGGTTGTGACGTGGAAGGTCGAAATGGGCATGGTTATCGCAGAATTTACGCATGAGGAGGTACGGTAATGACAATCACAACCGCCGTTGATGGCATTGTCGAATGGCTGAATAAAGAGGTATGCCCGAACCTCTGGTTTAAATGCCCGCCGGATGATCAGGAGCCGGATGACGATGACTATGAATATAAGCTAGTCCATCCGGTAGCGTTTCCGCTTTTTATCCCGCCGGTTGATCTTTTACCAGAAGGCAAGGACATAAACGCGCCGTCAATATGCGTAACGCTGATGCAAGGATCCGATAATTGTGTGCAGAAAGACAGGAGACTTGATATCTCATTGTCGTTCTGTGTGTGGAACCCCGGCGAATACGTTGAGGACTGGCTTAACCCGGACGGCAAAGAACGGAACGGGAAAAGCGCTGAAGGGTGGAGAGATCTTTGGAACTTCATAGATTACACGGCGCAAAAGATTCAAAGTGCAACCTACATAGGTGGGTTGGAAGTCATGAGACAGAACGATTGGCAGTACGGACCGTATAGACAGGCTTCTATGGATACGCGGTATGCCCAAGAGCAGATATCCGACTATCCTTTGTGGTTTGGCTTTTATCGGTTTCAACTCCGTTGCGCGCTTCTTCCAAACAATCCGGACATTGAAAAAATGCTCGGCAGAATATAAAAACCTAGAAAGGAGAAACAAGATATGAGCTATAAATATGGCACATATGGATACCTTGCAGATTCGGTCGTTTCTGCTACAGATGTATCCAGTACCGCCGCCGTATACTTCGGAACGGCCCCGGTAAACCTTGTCCGCAACTATGCAAGCGCCGGATTGGTCAACAACCCGATTCGTCTTGAAAGCTACACGGACGCAAAAGAAAAGGTCGGCATTTCTGCTGATTGGAAAACCTTTACTCTGTCTCAGGCAGTAGAGGCGCACTTTAACAATCAGAACGGGAACGTTGGCCCCATCTACGTGATCAACGTCTTAAATCCCACAACTGACAGGAAGGCCGAAGCGACAACAAAGAGCCTTACGTTCGTAAACGGCAAGGCTTCCTTCGCAAGCGACAAGATCATCCTTGACACGTTCGCAATCGCTGACAAGGCCGAAGGCAAGGACTACAACCTTTCCTACAACTTCATTACAGGCAAAGTCATGATTACGAGCGCCAACGATGAAGATATTCTGACAGGCACTCTGACCGTGAGCTACTTTGAAATCGACGCTTCCGGTATCGACATTGATACGATCATCGGAACGGCAACAGCCGGTGGAGTGTATACGGGTATTCAGGCGGCGGCTCTGATTTATCAGAAGTTCAACGTCATCCCAAATCTGTTCGCGGCTCCCGGATGGTCGCAGTATCCGGACGTGTACAAAGCTCTTATTCAGATCGCTACAAAGCTGAATGGGCATTGGGACGGGTTTGTTTACGCAGACGTTCCGCTTGCTTACGATTCATTCCAAGCAATCGAGGCCCCCGGAAACAAGAACCCCAAGGCCGAAGGATGGTACGAGCTTGTGGATGGTACTTATGTACTGTCTGGAGATACCACCGCAACCGAAGGGAAAACCTACTTCGAGAAGGTTTCCGTTGCTGTGGATACCATTGATAAGGCGAACGAGTGGAAGACGAACAACGGCTACACTTCGGAGAGATCCAAGGCTTTCTGGCCGGAATTTGTCGGGCCTGACAACAACGTGTACAATCTGTCCACGCTTGCAGTTGTTGAGACACTTCGCGTTGACAACTCGCATAGCGGAGTTCCGTTTGAGACTTGCGGGAACAAGACCGTTGTTGGGCAGAAGCAGTACTTCGGTGAAGATTCCGCAAATCAGGGCTTCGATATCGAGGCCGGTAACAAGCTGTGCGCGAACGGCATATCGACCATCGTATATTGGGCGGGAGCATGGAGACTGTGGGGAGATTCCACCGCAGCTTACGTGTTCGAGGATGAAGGAGTAGACCTGAGAGACTACTTCGATGTTACGATGCGTATGCTCTTCCACCTTACGAACCGCTTCCAGAGAGTGTGGTTCACCACCATTGACAAGCCTTTCACGATTTCTGTGAGAGACACGATCATTGTAAGGGAACAGCAATACCTTGATTCCCTTGTTGCTACCGGTGCGCTGATCGGAAGCCCCACCATCACATTCGATGAGACTCTGAACACTCTTACTGAGGTTAGAGCGGGGAACTTCTACTTCAACATCGCAGTTACGCCGACACCGCCCTTCCATAGTGCGACCGCTTATGTGGCATACACGGACGAAGGCTTCTCGGCTTATTTTGAGTAAAGGAGGGACGAGAAATGGCAGGATGGTTAGATCAGGGGCTTGTCATCAATGCGACAGCCGTATACCTTACATCCACTACTCCCATCGAAGCCGGAAGCACCGCTGCTGAGTCTGTAGACAACGCGGCTGAACTTCTTTGCCGGGATTCGGATGTAACCTTACCGGCCGTGCGGTATAAGACCACCACGGCAAATATCATGGGCGATATCGAAGTTCCGATTTTCGGACAGATCGAGAATATGCTTCTTACGATCCATCATCACGGATTCCGTGCGGAGAGCATGGCGAAGCTTTGCGAACCCGGTGCGAAACAGCTTGAAATCAAGTGGGCACAGCAATGGATTAATGAGGCCGCAAGTCAGACTCTTGAAGCCGGAACCGCGTACATCACGGGTACTTCACAGGAGCTTGCGCCGGAACTTGCCCTTGTCGCGGGCAACGCGGCAGAACATGACACGACCTTCATTGTGACGAAGTATAAATTGGTCGTGGGCGGCGTTGAGAGAATCGACGTAGACCGTCTGTCCGGGATCATCAAGGTCAACGGTGTATCCGATAGTCGGAACCCGTATTCGATCATCTAACAAATAAAAGGAGGAAACTATCATGAAAGGAAGTATCAAGTTACAGAACCCCATCACAAAGAATGGGACAATGTACGATACATTGCGGTATGACACGGAGAAAGTTACTGTAGGCGACTACATTGACTCCGTGTCTTTTGACCGCAATATGCAAATCAATATGTCGATCCAGTTTGCTTTGGCGGCACATCCCAAGCTTGGTTTTTACGCAATCGTGCGGGAAATGGGGAACCTTGTTGTCGAGGATCTTGAAGAACAGATAAGGGGAACCGATATCATCCAGATTGCAAATATCGGGATGACTTTTACGAGAGGACGGGTGGACCTACCGGAAGACTCGTCCGAAGAAACGTCAGAAACTACTCAGGCAGATTCGGCGCGGACCCGTTCAAAGTCCGAGAAATGAGATTGATTGAGTTCATGGCTGAAGTAGCTGAAGTAGTGAACGACGACAAAGAAGCCGAGAGAAAGCGGAAGAAACAGGAACAAGCGAACAGGTGGAAGTCATAAATGGCCAAAGGTAGACAATTAGACGCGATAGTCCGAATTGCCGGACAGATAGATCCGTCGCTTAAAAAGTCAATAACGCAGACAACAGGAATGTTAAAGGCCATGGATGACGATATGGCCGCTCTTTCTGTCGGTTTTAATGCCATTGGTAAGATTGGGAAGGTCGCGTTTGCCGCTGTCGCCACAGGCGCTACGGCGGTAGGCGCGACATTATATTCTTGCATTGACTCAGGCAAAGAGTTCGAGGCGCAGATGAGCGCGGCTGAAGCCATATCCGGTGCAAGCGCTTCGGAAATGGAGGAGCTGAAAGACAAAGCTCTTGAACTTGCTAGTTCCACGAAATTTACGGCTACAGAAATAGGCCAAGCCTATGAGTATATGGGCATGGCCGGTTGGAAGGCTGAAGAAATGCTTTCCGGTATCCCGTCTGTCCTGAACCTTGCGGCTGCCGCCGGTGAAGACCTTGCGACTACTTCCGATATTCTGACGGACGATATGACGGCTTTTGGTATGGCCATCAATACGGAGAACATCGAGCACTTTGCTGATGTTATGGCGGCCACCGCCACCAATTCCAATACCACAGTCGCCAAGATGGGCGATACATTTAAGTATGCCGGCGCTATTGCAAAGTCAATGGGCTTCGACTTTGAAGACGTTGCAGTCGCTACAGGTCTTATGGCGAACGCCGGTATCAAAGCATCACAAGCCGGTACTTCGCTACGTTCGTGGATGAGTAGGCTTGCCGCTCCGACAAAACAGGTGACGGAAGCGCTCGATGCTTTGGGCATTGAGATTACTGACCAAGAGGGAAATACAAAGTCCTTCATGCAGATTATCGAGGATACTCGAAACGCAATGGAAGGGCTTACAGATACAGAGAAGACAAGATATGCCGCAGCTATCGCCGGGAAACACGCCATGACCGGTATGTTGGCCGTAGTCGATGCTGAGACAAAAGATATAAAAGAACTAAAACAGGCCATAGACGATTGCAACGGCGCGGCAGAAGAAATGGCGAAGATCCGGTTGGACAACCTTGAAGGCGACATAACCATCATGAAGTCCGCGTTCGACGGGCTGAAGTTGTCCATCTATGAGGAACTTAAAGAACCGGCCAGAGAAGCCGTGCAAGATATCACGGACCTTATCAATAACGCTAAGACTATTTTACCTGATATTGTGTCTGATATTGTAAGCCACGCGAAGGAGATTCTTGAAGCCTTCTCATGGGTTGGAGATTTGTTCGATGAACAGATGATCCGGGATATCTTATCTGTCGTAAAGGAACTTGGTGTTGCCCTAGCGAAATGGCTTGAAACGCCGCTGAAGATGATCAAAGCCGCGATTAAATTCTTCCTTTCGAACAAAGCCGCCCTTGTTGGCGCTATCCGCGGGATTGCTACCGCGTTTGTGTCTTTCAAGATTGCGCAATTTGCAAAGGGAGTGTTCGATACAGTAAGAGGGTTTAAACTTCTTACTGCGCACTTAGGGCCTCTTGGATTAGCGTTCCAAGCGGCGACCGCTTTAATCGGCGTTGCGTCAACGGCAATCGGCGTCTTTAATGAAAAGCAACGTGAGCTTATAGACGCGAGTCTGGACGAACATCTTGGCAACGTCCATCTGTCTATGAAGCAGATTGAAGAAGTTGCTGATTCGCTGATTAGGACGGGTGCACTTAACGCCGCTGAAAAAGTCGTTGAGTCCCTTGATAAAGCTGACGCCACTTTCCAACAATGGATGGATGACCGGAAGACAACGGACTTCCTGAATTGGAAGGTGAATATCGGGCTTGGTCTAAGTGAGGACGAGAAGGAAAGCTACAAAGCTTCCATAGACAGCTATGTTGAAGATGCGCAATCGTACATCGAACAGATGCACTATAGCGTTGACATTGCTATGAAATTAGCTTTCCCGACAGTAGGCGAGAACGCAATATCAAATAATAACACGCGGAACATTATTGATTCCACGTATGCTGAATTGGAAGAGGAGCTTCGTAAGACAGGCAACGCCCTTAAAAACGTTGTCAACGATGCTTTTGAAGATGGCTTGCTTTCCCCCGATGAGACAAAGCTTATCGAGAATTGGGAAACCGCAATGGCAAATATCAACGAGAAGATTGCCGGCGCGGAACACCAAGCCGCTCTTCATGCTTTATCACAGGAATACAAGATTGCCCCGAATATACGTCTCGATAAAGAGTCGTCTGAAAAGCTGAAAGAAGAACTACAGAACCAAGCGCAAGAGGCAATAGATGTATATGACGAGGCATACCAAGCCGGGCTTTCCGCGTTATATGCCTCCTTCCAAGAAGGAAAGTATACTGAAGACGAATATTTGGCAGAGATAGCGGCTTTAGATAAGTCAAAGCTTGATAACAAATTAAAAGCTATGACTACTTCCCTGAGTTACTATACAGATACGGTTCAGGATGCTTACAAGAATCTTATGCCGGAAGATGATATTCGCGAGTTCAAGAAAGAACTTATGAATAAAATCTTCGAAATCAACCCGGAAGACATAGCAAACGGGTATTCGCTTAATCTTGGGCAGATAGGCGAAATGATTCTTGAAAAGCTTGGGCCGCAATACTACGACATTGACCCGGCGCATAAGGATGCTATCTTGAAATACTTGGGACTTGGCGCTCCCACGAAGGAAGAGATAGACAAAATTGTAGCGGAATACGCCGAGACAGGCCAACAGATCCCGGAAGAGATTTTCAACAAGATCATGGATTATGCTGTGATCGAGGGAATGAACGGAGGAAGCTACGAGCTTCCAAATTCTATCCTTAAAGTCATCCGGAACGGCCTTATCGAGGAGAGTCAAGGCGAAAAGACAACTCAGATGGGTCAAGAGGTAAGCGATAACGTATCGAAATCAATTAATGATAATATCGAACATGGTTATGCATACCTAGACGAAGCAGCATACAAGCTCTATTCTGATGCCGCCCAAAAGTTTAGAGAACATTTTACTGCACCGATTCCGTTAGATGTTCCGACAGAGTTGAACGTCCGCGTTATTGGCGTGAACATGAATGAAGTAAATGCAACAATGGGCGGGATCAGTACACTTGCCGGCGCTAGGACTTCTCATGAATATTCTGGAAGAGGATCGGGCGGCAATTATACGTTTGCCAAAGGCGGGTTTACTCATGGAATTTCTATCGCCGGTGAGGCCGGAACAGAAGCGGTTATATCCTTCGACCAGACAGTAAGGGAGAGAAACCTTAATATCTGGAAGATGGCCGGTGAAATGCTCGGCGTTGACACAAGCACCGTCCGGACAGACGCAAATTCGAGAAACAGCGTTTCTTCGAACAACAGCAACATTACGTTTAGCCCGAACATCACGATCAACGGCAACGGCGACCATGATACCATTATGGCGGCATTACGCGAGTCTGAAAGCGAGTTTCTTGATATGCTTGAAGAGATCGGCTTGATTCCGAACGGAAGGGGTCCGAGGTACGCTTATGGATGAACAGGAAACATTATATGAATTGTACGAGGCGAAAGCCGGTGACACATGGGATTCCATAGCGTTTGAGTTTTACACAAACGAAATGATGGCCTCCCGCCTGATTCAAGAGAATAAGGAATATGCAGACGTCCTTATCTTTGAAGGTGGCGAGAGGCTAGGTATCCCGGTACTCGATGAGGATGAAGAAGAAGAACCAGATACAATCCCACCGTGGAGGCAGTAATGGAAATCATTTACAACGGCACGGACATTTCCGAAAACGTGAACGAAACAAAACTAGAGATTGATTTTTCGCTAGGGGACCGTGCCGACACGATTTTATTGTACCTTGACCGTGAGGATGGTTCAATAGACCAATGGGGATATGCTCCCGGCGACACGCTTCAGATAAAAGAGGAGTCGCTTGACACGGGAAAGATGACGGTATCCGAAGTGAAGTTTCTTGATTCTGATATCTGGATAACGGCAACGTCCATCCCGGATATGATCGAGAAGAAGTACACCGAATGGAGTTCCGTGTCGTTCAAGACCCTTGCTTCAGAGCTTGCGAAGAAGATGGGTTTCAAGGCAGAGTTCTACGGAATAGATAAGGACGTGACGTATACGAAGGTTGTCCAAGATGGCAAGGATGACCTTCGCTTTTTGTCTGAACGGTGCGCTTATGAAGGGTGCGTCCTTATGGCTTTTGACGGAACAATGCGGATTGTTTCGGAAGAGTACATTGAAGCGGCAGACCCCACCACATATCGCTTGGAAGCGGATGAAACCACTTGCAAGACGGTTGTTGTTCCTGAGTTGGCGGCTTGCACCGTGACCGATGTAAAAGGCAAGACAAAGGGGACGTACACAAACTGCGATGAAGGACAAAACCTTGGGATTGTCCTTGACTTCGAGCTATCTTCCATTGAGGAGGCGCGGAGGTTTGCAAAGAACCTTTTATATAGAAGAAACAAGATGTGCTCCACGGGGATCATATGGTCAACGGACCTTTTCTTAGGGTTGACCGCCGGGAACAAAATCACCGTTGATTGCGGTCCTTTTGAAGACAAAATGGCGGTAATCACAAGGATCCGGCATGACCTTATAGCTGAAACCACAAAAATATGGTTCAGAGTCTTAGGTGAATGATATGACAGAAGACGGCGCAATGGCTTATTGGTACAACTTGTCATGGCCTATTCGGGCTACCACAAGTGATGAAACGGGGAAGGTAGAGAGGATTGATAACCTTTCCACGAACTACACCATGAAGAAAGCCAAGGTAAAAAAGAAAAAGAAAAAGACTGTCGCGAAGGATATCTACGATAAGAAAATCCTGAAGAAAAAGAAGAACGCCGCCGGCAAAACCGTGAAGGTTGCGAAGAAGGTGCGGGTACAGTATATTCAGGCGAAGTTGGAGGAACAGGTAATTACATTCAACACAACCTACCATGTTGCTACCGGCACTTTTGACATACAAGGGAAGATAGAGGAAATCCGTGAAATGATCGGTTCTTCTGGTCCTTTAGTGCTTGGCAGAACATATCCCGGCGCTAATTCCTATCCTAGAGTTTTCGGGAAGTATGAAATGCAGCTTACCAAGGTTGACGTGAACAATGTTGAGCTAGACGACCTTGGGAGGATGATGAAAGCTGAAGTCGGATTTACCTTGACGCAGACAAAAAAGAAGAAGGTAAAGAAGACGTCAAATAAGTTCCCCGGCCAGAGCGCAAAAGAAATCCTGAAGTTCTGGTGTGAGAATCCGGATGAAATCCCGAAGCAGTATGAGTCGGCGGTTAAAATCAGTCCGGATAGGAACGTAAAGAAAATGTGGAAGAAGCGTAAGGAAGAGCGCAAGAAAAAGAAGAAGAAAACTAAGTGAGGTGCTTTATGCTGTCGAGCGGGAATGGTAATCCGGAAATTTGCGTGCACAATCTCATTGCTATTGTTCAGGGCGAAAACCCTTATGAGAGGTGCAAGGGCGTAGATATAGATATCACAGATAGCCCCGTTGGTGAGGCAATCGGAATAATCGCGGCCGAAGTTGTTCAGGTCTTAGAGGAGTACGAACCACGGATGGAAATGGACGATATTGTCACGGTCGCAGATGATGTTCTTGCCGGGAGATACCGCTTGAACGCAGATATAAACACGGAGGAAATGTATGTCTGACTTAAAGCTGATCGAGATTGATTCTGACACAATCTATAAAAACGCAATACAGAGGATTGAGATTGCTTGCGGCGAACCTCTTTATCCGGGTGATGAGCGGAGGATCTTCACAGAAGCAATCATAGCGGTCTTGGTTGGCATGGCGAACATGACAAACGCCGCTTGCAATGCAAAGTTCCTTGATAATGCTGAAGGAGAAGCGCTTGACGCTTTAGGCGCACGGGTGGCCACAACAAGGATCCCGGCGCAATCCGCTGTCGCTACGTTTGAGTTCAAGCTTTCTGAAGCGGTTCTGACAGATACCATTATCCCGGAAGGCACTCTTATCACTACAGACGGAGACGTGGACTTTTCTACGGATGAGGACTTAACAATCCCCGCCGGAGAAACGACAGGCTTAATCACGGCCACCTGTACAGAACCGGGAGAAGATGGAAACGGCTTTATCACCGGTTCTATCGCGCAGATAGTAGAGACTATCGAGAACGTTGAGAGCGCCATGAACATTGAGACTTCCATGAACGGCGCGGATGAAGAGGACGACGACTCCTACAGAGAGAGGATCCGGCTTGCCCCGTCAATCTTTTCTACCGCCGGTTCCGAGAAGGGTTATATCTATTGGGCCAAGAGCGCAAGTACTACAATTCAGGACGTGATTGTAAACGTTCCTTCCCCGTGTATCGTTGACCTTTATGTGATGTGCAAGGACGGACAATTACCTAATGACGCGCTTCTTTCTCTTGTGGAAGAATCTTGTCGCGCTTCTGACCGCAGACCGATAACGGACTATGTGAGCGCACACCGCCCGGAAACCGTGACATACAACATTGATATCACGTATTACACCACGGAAGAGGACGAAGAGGATTGCACGGAGACTATAGAAGGCGAGAACGGCGCAATTCGTCAGTACATAGAGTGGCAATCGGGAGCAATCGGGAGAGACATAAACCCAGATAAGCTGCGTGCGTTGTGCCTTGTCCCTGAATCTGGTACAGGGTGCTTGCGCATGGACGTTACAAGCCCCGTTGTTGCAGAGGTCGGTGAACTGTCCGTAGGTATCGTAGGGAATATCAATGTGACGAAACAGATAGTTGAGGAATGATATGAGGCTTGCTGATTGTCAAATTGAAAAGTTGCTTCCCTTGTTCATGCGAGAGGAAGCAGACAACATAGCTTTAGCAAGGGCGTTAGATCCTGTTGTGCGGGACTTCGGAAACAAAATCAAATGGTGCTCAGATTTTGAGAACATTGATCACCTTCCGGAGCCCTTTTTAGATGCGCTTGCATCGGAACTTGGGATTGACTGGTATAAGAGAACCGCTGACATAGACGTGAAACGTGAGTTGGTTCGCAACTCTGATCTTGTACACAGGACGCTTGGAACAAAGTATGCCGTAGAGCAAGTCGTAGCTGACTATTACGGCGACGCCAAAGTAGTTGAATGGTGGGAATACGACGGCGAACCGGGACACTTCAAAATATCCGTAAGCGAGGATAAAGCGAAGATTGTTTTTCCTGAAGAACTGTATCTTTTGATATCCAAGGTAAAGAAGGCGTCCGCAATCTTGGACGGAGTTGACTTTAACTGGACGAACTATCAGAAGATCTACGGCGTGGTTGCTTCCACTCAGGTATTCAGACAGCCGGAAATCATTGTGACCGCTTCTGACGATGATTTGAGTTGGCTATCGCCACTTACGTTCCGAGTCGGAATAGGACAGCATTACACGGAAATAAGTCCGTCAATTATAACAAAGGAGGATAACGATGGCACAGATATTTAATGATGCGGTCTTGACCGATGAGGGCGCGAAGCTCCTTGCCAGATCGCAAACAGGGGCTTTCCCTATCACATTCACAAAGATTTGCACCGGCTCCGGGATATATGCGGACAAGTCCGTGGAGGCCCTGAAGCTTGCAACAGAACTTCTATCAAAGAAGCAGACGTTCGGGATAGCTGCTAAGAAGATATCCCCGTCAAACCCAAAGGAAGTGCAACTTACTTCCATCATCACAAACCGCTATTTGACCGTTGGGTACTACTTGAATGAGATCGGCCTTTACGCACAGGCCGGTGATGACTCAACAACAGAGATTCTTTATAGCATTACCGTTGTCGAGACAGACAACTCAAACTACTTCCCTGAATACAACGGGCATAGCCCCGCTGAGATTATTCAGGGATTTGTTATTACTGTCAGTAATAGCGCAAACGTCGTTGTCCAGATTTCTTCCGACGCTTACGCGCCCGCAACCGATTTCAACGACCATGTTGACAGCTCCGTAACAGGAGAGGATGGCGTACACGGGATCCGCTACCACAGCGAGATTATTCAGGTGTACGTGAATGGCGAATGGGTTGACGCTGCGTCTGGTGGAGGCGGTGGAAGCCTTGCGACTCCGGAAGAGGTAGAAACCCTTGCGGAAGAGCTTATGGAAGAATCGGGAGGTGGCGAAGATATGGATATCGCAACGGATGAAGATGTGGATGAAACAATAGAGAATCTTGACGACCTGTGAAAAACCTATCTGAATGATATCCGCGCGGCAGGTAGTTTTTTCTATAAACTAATCACAGTCATAAGGAGGTAAAATTATGGCGAGTAAACTTTTAACCCTTACACAGGCTCAGTCTATCGCTAATGGCGTTATTGCCAAAGTGAAGAACAAGGGCTATGCTTTAGCTTCCAGTCTCGGAGCTCTGGCTTCCAAGGATGAAGTCGCGAAGAGCGACCTTGCTTCTGCCCTTGCTACAGAACTTGAAGGCAAGGCCAATACTGCCGACCTTGGCGCTCTGGCTTCCAAGGATGAAGTCGCTGAATCTGATCTTGCGACCGCTCTTGCTTCCAAGCTGAACGGCAAAGCCGATGCCGCTACTACTCTGGCCGGTTATGGCATTACCGATGCTTATACCAAGACCGAAGTAGACAATGCCATCGGTGAGGTACAGGCCGGTGCGCTGAAGCCCGGTGGAACGCTTGCGGCTGCAGGGATCGTCTCCACGCTGCTCGTAGTAGGAAACCTCGGCAAGGTCTACAACATTTCCGAGGACTTCACCACGACTTCTGATTTCGTGGAGGGATCCGGCAAGGCTTATCCGGCAGGAACCAACATCTATGTTGTGGATGCTGACACCACCGGATCGACCCCGGACTACAAGTTCGACGTCCTGTCTGGCGCCTACGGCGTGGCGACTCAGAGCGGCAACGGTCTGATGAGCGCTTCCGACAAGACCAAGTTGGACAATGCTGACGTCACTGCATACACAGGCACGGGCGCGATCGACATTACCAACCACACGGTCAGCATCGCGGCAGCTACGACTACCGCCGCCGGTTCCATGAGTGCCGACGACAAAGCGAAACTCGATGCCGCTGACGTGACCGCTTATACTGGCACAGGCGCTATTGATATCACGAACCATGTGGTATCCGTTGCCGCCGCTACTCCTTCCACCTCTGGTGTTGGTGGGAACGCCGGTACTATGAGCGCGGCTGACAAAGAGAAGCTTGATGACTTCGGCCTTGCGACCACCGAAGAGGTGAATGCAGTTATCAACAATCTGGATCCCCTTTGATCCCGTAAGGAGGTAATGAAGCAATGGGCGACTTATCAAAACTGATTGATTTGTCGTTATTGCAGCTATTCGGTGAAGGGACTATAGTTCCGATAAATCGGACTATATCCCTTCTCTCCTTGGGTGTGGATGCCCTCGCGGATGCTATGGTTGCATCGGAGTCGGGAGCGAATGGCCTGCGATATTATAACGGCAACTTACAGTATGCAACGATTTCATATAGCGTTGTCACGCCAACAGGGACAGAAAACCCGGCAGAAGAGGGTTGGTACATCTATCAGGATGGGGAGTACGTTCCGACTACAGACACAGAGTGTGTCAGCGGGACGACTTATTATGCGCAGAATATAACATGGACAACGATTGAAACGGGCGGCGGTTCAGGCGGCTCGATTATTCACGTTTCCACAGATGACGATAATCTGTTCAACGGCAATATTCTGATTACAGACGGCGAGAGTTCTTATACGGGTACACTCTCTGCTTCAGGCGAAGCGCTGATTACCGGTGTCACGTTCACGGGAACTATCACCGTGACGGTTACACAGGGCCTTTATTCTGCATCAGATATAATCGCGGTTCCCTACTACGGGTTTTATGACGTGACGGTTGCGACCGGTACGGTAAACACTATCAATATCACAACGACAGAGCCTACCTTGTATGGCAAGACAATCACGGCTACTTATGGTTCTTCCACAAAGAGCACCGTGTTCTCTGCTACAGGTACGGCTATGCTCAGAATCGTAAACTACACCGGCGCGGTAAACTTCACGTCTTCTGACGGAACAGACACCGCAACGGGATCAGTAACGATTGAGAGCGGAACAACTGAATACAGTTTATCCCTTGCCTTCTACACCATCTACGGTGCAGAGTGGGACGGGACAAGCACTACGGCATGGACTAGGACGGATGACGCGGCCGGGTTTACAGATCCGGTTCCGTATTATGCCGGAATGTCCGCAACTCCGAGTTCTCCGTTCGATTCGATTGAACCGTGGGCTTCGATGACAAAAGAATCACGGACCGGCGGTACGATGGTTAAGATCCCGAAGTTCTACTACAAAATCACTCAGAACGGGAACGGAATGAAAGTCCAGATTTCGACAACAAAGCTTTCCGGATACCGTACATCCCCCGCCCATATGGATAGAGGGGACGGCAAAGGTGAACGCGACTTTGTTTACATCGGGCGCTATCATTGCGGTTCGTCAAACTACACGTCTACCACAGGGCAGACCCCAAAGAACAATATCACCCGTTCGGAGGCAAGAAGCGGAATCCATGCGTTAGGCTCAAACATCTGGCAATCAGATTTTGCCACACGCTTTACCATCTGGCTTCTTTATATCGTCGAATTTGCCGACTGGAATAGTCAGGCGAAGATCGGCGGTGGGTGTTCTGCTACAACGGCGACTTCGAGTGCAGTTTTCGCCATGGGATACACAGACAGTATGCCATACCACACCGGGACTGTTTCAAACAGTATCGGTGCTACGGTATACGGCGGCGAACAGTATCGTAACATCGAAGGTTTGTGGGACAACTGCTATGACTGGATGGATGGATGTTACTATGATTCGAACGGCATGAACATTATCCTGAATCCGAACAGCTTTAGCGATACTTCTGGAGGCGTGAACATCGGTACTCCGTCGAGCGGATATCCGAGTAAATTCCAAGTCAAGGACGTTTCGAACACGTTCCTTACGTTCATTCCGACAGAAGCAAGCGGGAGCGACAGCACTTTTTCGTGCGATGGCTGGGACTTCGACGCGTTGTACCCGTGCCTCTGCGCGGGTGGCTATTATAGCCAGGGCCAGGGTCGCGGTTTGTTCTGCGTGTACTGCAGCGCGGCTACGGTCAAGAGCGCGAACCTCGG